TTGTTAATATAGATTTGATACTTACCATTGGGAAGCGGATCGGTCATAAATGCCCCTCGGAGTGGTTTCCCTGTTTCAGACCTCATCCTTTCTTCATTAATCATGTCAATTATGAATTCTTTTCCGGCCTCTCCACGATATTTCCCCATCGCCTCGTAGGGTCTCTGAAACAGCGTGAACCCCTCCTGCAGCGCAGAGCGGCGCATTTCCGGGGTGATGTCCATGGACTGATTTTCCATGAATGGCCCAAGAGTTTTTTCTTTTACTACCTTGGCCCCCCACTTCTTGCCGAATTTGTTCAGGTATTGCGGGATCATCTGGTCGTAGAATCCGCGCATTCCCTCTCCGCCGACAGTCAGGTTGGCAGCCTTGAGAACGTCAAACCCCATTGATTTGCCATCGCTCACTCCGTCCACGATCTTTTTCGCAACGTCTTTGCCAACCAGTCCTTCGATCTCGTTGGCGGCAATCCCCTGCTTCGTGATCAGGGCGCGACCGTCTTTATCGGCAACAATGTCAAACGTCCCGTCGCTTTTCTTTTTGTAGTGAATTTCGTCTATTTGTTTACTTAAATCATACCGGTCGTTCTGCTGTTCCCCGGTCGTCCACGCGATCTTATCGTAGCCGTTCTCGGCCGCGTAGCGCACCATTCTGCGCAGGGCCAGTTCATGCCAAGTCTTTTTGAAGGGGGCGTCAGGGACACCAACGCCAGATGTTTTTTCGTTTTGAATAAGTTTTATCGCTTCCTCGCGTGTCCCTCCATATTCAGCCATAACCTCTTTGATAGTTTGTTCAGTTACTTCCCCTTTAACTGCATACCCCTGCTCCCTCCCAGCCTGATGCCAATCGGACTGCACTTCCTCGATAAATAATACCTTCTTCCCGTTCTCGTCCTCGCGGGTATTAAAGCGAATATGCGCCAGAATGTTGGGTTCGGAGAAGTGGGAGGAGTGGTATCCGCCACGTTCCTTTTCTTTTGCCGCGTCATAAGCGTCGCGAACAGCGAGAAATTTTTTCAGGTCGGTCTTTTTTTTAATCACCATTGCGATCATATCCCTTGTTCCGTAACTCAATACATCGGGGTCTTCATTGGGATATTTTGCATTCATCTCGTCCACGGCAGACTTAAACGCAGCGGTTTCTTTTTGCGCGTCGACAGGCAACGTTATTAGCAACTCCCGGTAATCCTTACCGCCGGGGACTTGCCATTGCGCAAATCGAGTTCCGATATGCCCATCGACAAACGGATAAGAGGTGTCCTGCTCTGATAGGATATCCTCGTAATTCTGAATTTCTTTTGATAGCCTATCGAGTTCTTGAGTGTATTTTGCCGGGACGTCTTGGGGTTTTCCGTTCTCGTCTTTATACATCCAATGCAACGGACTGCCCGACATATACGGGGCCAATCCATCAGGGTCGGCGTCGAGTTCCAGCCCGATATCGCGCATTTTTCGGTGCGCTTCGTCAAACTTGGCCTTGACATCGTTTATGTCCTCATATTCCGGGCCGCCCTTCATCACTTCTTTTATCTGCAAATCATTCGCCCGGATGTGATCGAGGAGTTCCTGCTTGGTGATTTTGGTCTTGCCCGCGAGGAATTCGTCGATCCCCAGCCACTTCCGCTCGTCCTCCTTAACCTCTTTCAGGATTCCCTTCACCTGCTCCACGGTGGCGGTAGGCGGCATTTTATCTTGGATCAGCCGCTCGGACTTGTAGAAGAACGTGGGGGCAAGCGTGGGGGACTGGAACAGCTCTTTCTTCCCTTTAACAATTACCTCTTTTTCTATGTTCCCATTGATATCAAAGTAGTCCTTTGGTAGTTTTCCAAAGTCGACAAGAATATCATCCGGCTGAAACACGCGCTGTTCAACGTTGCCGTCTTTCCCTGCCCATTTTTCTGCTGTCTTTTTGTTGCGCGTCCAGCTTTCATACCCCGTTATATTCGCCAGCCTTTCTGTCGATGATTTTCCAGCAGGAACGCCGCGATATAATGTCGCTGGTTTTTCGGGTCGGAATTTTGACAATGTTTCCACGACATCGCTTGGAGGGGTGCCAATGTTTTTAGCGTTTTCTTCCATGTCTATATTTGTCCACGTATCAAGCCAATTAATTGTTCGATCGTTTAACCCCTTTTTATCGAGGCCGTTGTCTTTAGCGTAACCTTTGTAGGCTTGAACGTCTGGGGTGAATGTCCGGGACTGATTCAATATCCGCTTTTGTTCCAACACCCCCGGGGAGTTGTCTTTGATCTCGCGCAACTGTGGCAGAATCTTTTTGAACCCTTGCTGGGCCAGCGTTACCGCTTCGCCTTGGGTCATTCCCTTGGCCACGTTCTCTTGGATCGCCTGCTGCTCTGCCTGTCCCAGACCGTGTTCCACTACGGCGTCGAGGACGGATGTGGCCCCGTATTGCGCGGCGGCTTTTTCCAGTTCCGGGATCACGGTTATATCGCCAGCCATGATCTTAGCCGTCGCTTCCGCGATCGTGATATTGCCCACGTTATCGGTGGGGCCAAGTTTCGTGAACGCTCCTTGCTGGGACATGATCATCGGCATGGTCTGGCCGGTCATAAGTTCACCCACGCTGATCCCGCGTTTTTCGGCTTCCACCACGGCCCACGAGGCCCATATTTTTGATTCATTTTCTACCAAAGTTCGGAAGTCCTTCTCTTTCATTCCGTCCGGATTCTCTGCTGCCAGCCGGGCGTCTTTGATCATGGCGTACGCGCGTTGATATTCGTCTGCCCGTTCAGGGTTGTCTTTTAACAGTTGGTCGGCTTCTTTTACAGCCGCTGTTTGGGTGGCCTTGATTGCTGCCGCGCTTTCGTTCTCGATCCGTTCTATCTGCCGGAACGTTGGCTGGGACGGATCGTTCGTGATATCGGGAACCAAAGCTTTCAGGTGTTCGGTCTTGCCGAGTTCAGTTACCATTTTGGCGTCATTGATCGCGAGCATAGTGCCGGATTCCAACGCCTCATCGAGCGCGGATTTATCCACCCCAAGCTGGGCGGCGGCCTGCACGGGGTCAATGCTCTTGCTTTGGAAATAGGTAACGAAGTCGTCGGCCGGGATATATGATATTTCCGTGCCGTTCTCTTTGTTTACGGTGGCCATGATATGCGTGAACGCCTCGGGGGATTTATCGAGGATCTTGGAATCCGCGGCAAACCCCGCCTTGGCGGTGTTAAAGTCTTTTACCGTTTGCGCGTTGGCCATGGATTCTTGCCGGAAGTTGTAAACGCTGGACGCTCCGCCGATCAGGCCAAAAGGAAGGACAGCCTGAAAGGTTGGGGAGATAACCATAGAGGACTGTTTGAGAATATCCCCCATGCTGGAGTATTCGAATTGACCCCCGGACTGGCGCTTGGCCATTTCTCCACCAAAGCTGGTGGACATTTCCTGCAGCACTTCGGTTCCAACCTCTCCGATCTCGGCTCGAATTAATTGTTTTCCCGCCTCAAGAAGCGCACCTTTTAGGGTCATCCCGGTAAACGCCTGCGGATTGCCTGTGATTAATTTCACAAGCGGGGCCGCAGCAGGGGTCTTGCTGGCGATCCCCATTAAAGTGGCGGCGACCGGTTTTCCGATTGTTCCCAGCAGTATGATGTCTCCCCCGGTTTCGAGTCCGGCATTAACCAACCCAACAATATGGGCGTTGCGTTCGATAATGTCGTTACTGATCGGATTGCCGTCTTTGTCGCGCAGTTTCATATACTGGCGGAACGCGGAGTTGCTCTCCATGTGATAAGCGTATTCCCCGGCCCCGATCGCAGCGCCAGTCCGGAATCCCCAACCAGCGGCAGCGGGAACGGTTAATATCTCTTCGGGTGCGGCGGCCTGCGGCCCTGCTTGGCCCAGCAAGAACGCTGCCCCAGCGCCAGCCAAAGCCATCGGAACGCCACGTCGCAGCGCCATGCCACCGGCAAACGCCCAGTTCGGGCCTTGAGAGGCTGCGGCATACGGGATATTCCACCCCTTGGGTTCATTGGCGTATATCGGGGCGAGTTCTTCTTCCACCTTGGCTATATCGGCTTCGTATTTTGTGAAGTTCTTTTCTTTCCGGGCCTTGGACACGAGGTCGTTGATTTTGCCTTCCAGCAGGTTTTTGCGCACCCCTTGATACAGCGACTTCCCTGTCCACTCGATAAAGTTCAAACCGTCCAAGTCCTCTTTCGCTAAAGCCGCGAGATTCGGATCGGCCAGCACCCGGGCAATCCCGGGGTAGTCGTTAACGATCTTGGAATAATCCGCGTTGTAGGTCATATTGCTGCGCGATATCTCGATTATCTCTTTGCGGCGCACGGGATCGCCAGCAAAAGAGGAGATTGGCGCGCCGGTGTATTTTGAGAGTTCGATGTTTTCCGCCGCCTGATCCGGGGTGATGTTCTGCGCAGCAAGGTGCGAGGATACCAAGTCGCTCGTAGAAGGGTGTTCCTTTTCAACCGATTGGACGTGGTTTGGCGTTTGGATCGGGCCAAGGAGGTTTTGTTCTTCCGGGGTTAAAGGAGCCCAGCTTCCGCCGGCCGCGTTACCCAATCCGTCGTCTGGCAACATGGTCGCGCGATCGGTAGCTTCCTGCATTTTGTTCGCAACATAACTGACGTCAGATATTTCTGCCATATTGCTCCTTTAGTTCAAACCGAAGGCGACGTCGATCACTTTATACGCTCGGCCGTTTTTACCCATTTCGTCCATCATCACGTATCCCGGGAACAAGTCGCTGTGGCCGATAAAGATATCAAAGGCTATGCTTAAAAAGTTCTTCATTTCGGAACCCATTTAACGAAGTTGCCGTTGGCGTCGCGCTTGATCATCGATCCAACCGCCGGGCTATATATCGCTCCCACGGGAACCCGGAACGCTGGAAGTTTCTTATCTCCCACCCAAGCCTTGCCGACAACCACGGAATCCATTGATTCCTTTAGGATTTTGGCCTGTTCCGTGGGGGTGGGTTTGCGTCCGTTAACCTTCACGAAGTCGTCGGACTTGGCGGACACGTATTCCCACATCTGGGCCTGATCCTCCGGGGATTCGAGGTTCTTGTCCTTCAGCAATTTATTAACCGCGGTGGTTATGCTGAATTTATTAAACTCGCTGCCGGTGGCCCCCTGCCCGCTGTCCACCGCGTTGATAAAAGACTTCATATCGCTGAACGATATCCGGTCACCAAACTCTTTCATCATCTGCCACTTATTGGTGATCGTGCCGTCCTTGACCTTGTCGTAGAGGGTATACCACGCGGCGGGATCGGTTTTAACTTCATTGGCCCCGAACAGTTGTTCCACCAACGGGAGAATATGGGTGCGGGTTTTAACCGGCAGAGTGTTGGCGTATTTGATCGCCGCGGCATATCCGCTGCCGGGGACTTCGATCGATCCTTTGTGGATCGCGTCGAGTTGATTCATCGCGTTCTTCATGGCGTTATCGTCGGCGATCGATTCCTCCTGCTTCTTCATCGATAAGAAGGAGTGATATGCCGACAGCTGGCGTTCTTTATCCGGGCCAGCCAATTTGGTATCGGCCAGAATCGCTTTATCCGCCCCGGCAAGATCCATGCCGTATTTGGAGAAAACCTCGTTGTTATATGTCATTTGCCGGTCAAACTCGCTCTTTTGTTTGATATCGAGTTTCGCGGCGTCATATATTTTTGGGCTGATCACGGACTTGTAGCGCTCGATAATGGCGTCCCCAAGTTTATAGTCGTTGTTGGTGCGGACGGCGGTATCGATCGCGGCTGATACTACCTTGTCGTTGTTCTCGATAATCTGCGCTTTAATCGTGGTGTCGTCAAACCCCTGCGCTTTCATGAACACCCGGGTGGCCTCGGTGTTGTCAGTAATGATCCGATCGATCACTTTCCCGCTGGGGTTATATCCGGCTTCGTCAATCCCGGCGTCTACGGAAGCCTTCAGGCTATTCATCTTGTCTTTGTTCAGTTGGTCTGATTCGTGGCGCAGCACCTGATCCCGAACCCCGATATAGTGGGAATCTGCCAGCTGGTTGAACATCTGCTGTTGCCCGGGCCAAGGCAGGGTTTTCAGGTAATCCGCTTTCAGTTGTTTCGTGGTGTTGGCGAGTTCTTCGTCGGATCCTTTGGCTGATCCCAGCGGGCGATTGAGCAACCCTTGTCGCACAACGTTCCCGTTGGCGTCTTTTTCATCGTTATATACGAGGTTTTGCAACTGACGTTGGAAGGCTGTGGAAGCGTCCAGCACGGCTTGGCGATCGTCGTCCTGTTTCTTTTGGATTACGTGCCGGGACACCAACCCCCCGACGGCGTCGATCATTTCCCCGGATTTGATATTGGCTTCAGCAACGGCGGTTCCAAAGGATTCTTTTGGCGCGGACGTTGGAGTGGGTGCGGCCAGAGCCGTAGTCGCGGTTGTCGCGGAGTTCTGCATTCCAACCTTTTGTTCATATACCGGTATTTTTACCACGACTTTACCCCCTTACGTAGTTATATATCGAATTCCCGATCCCTGCGTATGATCCCAGCAACGTGGTGTCCGCGTTGATGTTTGCGGCCTGCACCCCGTATTTCCCGGCTCGGCGATAATTCGCCGCCTGCCGCTTTAGGTTCTGCGCCTGCAGGTCGGCTTGGGTCATCAGCTCCCAATTCTTCTGGTTCGCTGCCTGCGCGATGATCCCGATCTTATTATCGGTGTTGTAACGGATGGCGAGTTTATCCAGCGCCGCTGCGTCAAAGCTGTCCCGGGCGACGTCCTCGGCGGTTGCCGATCCGAGTTCCACCCCGTTGGCTGCGAAAGCCGCGGTCTGTGATCCTGCTGTTTTGCGGCTGGCCCGCTCGATCGTTGCGGTATCTCGTGCGGCGTTGGCGGTTAAAGCGGTGATGTTTTTGTTTGCGGCCTGTGTGTTATAACCAACCTGCCGGCGGGCGGTAGCAAATCCCGTCCCGATTTGGGCTTCGGTGTCATTGGCAAGTTCCTGATAATACTGGTTGTTGGCGTTGCCGAGGTCTCGTTGTCCTTGTGCCGCCTTTTGGCCGCCTTCGTATTGCAGATAAATGGAACCAAGAGCAATTACCGTTGCTACCCATGCCATATTATGCCTCCTTCACTTCGCTGTAGAAATTCAACAGCTCGATATTTTCTGATGACTCTATTTCGTCGAATGTTTTAGCGATCACTTCTTCCTCTATCTTTTCTAAATCTTTTTCTTTTGTTACGTGAACCGTAACCCAGACGGTGTCTTCATGCGTATAAACTACGCGTTTTGTTCCCGCCGGGGTAATCCCGTAGAACGGAGCCTTAATTCTTCGCGGCCCTTCTTCCGTCAGCACAGAGCAGTCGCCCTTCATCAGAAAATATGGGTGGGCTTGTTTATGAATTTTAGTAACGACCAACTGGCCCCGGGGGACGTTGATCTCCCGGATATAACATCCGTCGGCGAAAGAGTGCTTTAGCGGAAAGCAGTCGCCAAACATCGCTCCGGGCGTAGCCGATATCTTGGCCTCAACGTTAACGATGGCATCGCGCAGTTCCATTCTATTGTTCCGGGGAAGCGTTTCAACGTTAGACATAACTTTCCCTCCTTATCGTAAACAATACGAACGGGATATTAGCGACGCCATAATTAGTCGGCGCTTTGAATTCCGCCCGGCACCATTTCAGCCACTCGATCGAGTCTTTATTCCGCGCGTCCACGAAGTTGTATAAATATGGGTAATAGTCTAACAGCATAGCCATGAAGAATCTACTGGCTTTTACAAACGTGGCCCGGATCGTTTTGATCTTGGGAGTTCCTAAAAGCCAGACGGCGGCGTGGGAAGCAGACAGGGGATTGGGAACCACGCCAAACATCGCGATCGGTTCCCCTTTGTATTCGATCGTTAAACAATGATCGGATTTATTATATCCTTCTTCCAGCGCGTCTTTCGGAGCGTGGTTGTTGCTGGCCATGATCTCCTCGCGGTCGGCACGGCGCATATTCTTCGCGATCGGGATAATATCTCCGATCTGCGCGTCCCGGCAAACCACGTTGTTTTTATTATAATATATCATCATCCACCCATTGTGATCTGGGGCATGACCGCCAAAACGGTCACGGGCAGGGGATCAACCTGCCGGAAGAATACCTTTCCCTTTGCGTCATACGATCCGTTGATCGGGGTCTGATAATCCCCGGTGAACAACTGAATGGGATCGTCATAGTCCTCGGTTGTGCGCTGAATCACCTGATCCAAGTGCGCGACGTCCGATCCGACCCACCCGCCGCGGGATTTATCGAAGCGGAGCGTAACCTGACCCACCTGCATGGTTTGATCTTGTGATGTTCCATCCTGCTGCGGGAGTTCCACGTTAAGGGTTTCGAGGTCGGAAACATACGGCAGGCCGATGTGGATCACAGAGGCCGCCGGGGTTACGTGAACGAACGGCGTGCTGGCCGTCCAATAAGTCGGACTGGATGACGGGGTGTGATTCGCCCCGGGCAGGATCGCCCGGTAGTTCGTGCCGGAATATGAAACGTAATCGTCAACCGCGTAAACCGTGGAGTTGTTCCACGCGGTAGGATTAGCCACGGTATCGGTGCTGACGTTGCCGTCGGCCAATATCGACACCGTCTTTCCCTGCAACCAAGTCAGGTTTGATATATACGACGCCGGGGTGCTGTCGTAGGTGATCCCGCAGTCGACGAAGTATTGATCCTCGACCGGCTGGGTGGTGTCCCGGTGAACGAAATATTCCACGTAGCGGTTTGATCCGCGCTTCACCACAAACCACACCTCGTTATAGCCATCGCCGGGGATAGAACATACCGATTCGAACGAATCGAACGTGCTGTTGCCAGAAGCGTCAACCACCTCTCCGGTGTCGTGCCGCGTCCACGCGATAACCTCTTGTTCCCGCATATACGTTAACGCCAGCAGCGATCCGTCGTCGCGCACGAACCAAACCACGCTGTCCGGCTCTTGCTGAAAGGCTATCTCTTTAATCGTATATCCCTGAAACAGGTGGTTGGAGATAATCGATAATTCCTGCGAGGTATAACCACTCGCGGCGTATTCATATCCCAAGTCGCAGACCACGCTGTCCATTGGTTGGCAGAACAATACCCGGCTGCCGATCGCCACGGGATCTACCGCAGAGCTCCCCCGGTTGCCTTGCAAACGGGTTTCGATCGACGTTGGGGTCAAGATCCCGGAATCTCCCGGGCCGACCGTCCATTCAGACGACGAGGTGAAAGCAATGATCTCGCCCAAGGCAACGAGGTTATTGATCCCGTTCATTTTACGGCTGGGAAGGTTAACGCTGATTCCGTCGGTGTCCACCAGCGGTTCGCTCCGGCCGAAGTCCTCATACGATCCGGTCATGCTGAACCATATCGTCTGGGGTTCGGTATACGTGCCGGCTGCAGCAAAGCGGTCTTGGAAGAACAACCCACAACACGGGAAGCCACGGTATGCCGACCACGATCCCTCGGCCCAATCGGACGTCGCGGTTGTTGCCCCAACTTCCTTCAGGATCGATACCGTAGCCACCTTGGCGGAAGTTATCGCTGTAACTTTAACGATCCCGGTCTGCTCGAACGGATCGCTGGCAAGTTCAACCTTGCAGGTTTTAGGTTGCCAATATCCGGGAGAGATATCCGGCTGGTTGGCGATCGTCACCACCCCGCTGCCGTCAACTGCTGTCGCAGCTATCGCACGGTATAGCACGCCACCGTAGGTGCAGTAGGTGTCGGCGGTATATGCTGTGGTGTTGCTCCACGCAGCCGTTCCGCTCGGCGTGGCCATAAACGACGTGCAGTTTAAGCGAATAAGGCAGTATTCTTCGTCCTCGCCGTAGGTGTTGATATTAAAGTTGTCCTTCGATGTGAACGATCGCAACTCCGTCCAATTCGATCCGCCGTCGATCGACTTCTCGATTTTAACGGTTCCCGTCCACGTGCCGTGGGACATGATCCGCCACGTCCCGCCACACTTAATCGACGAAGCAGAAGCCCCGGTTCCGTTGAAATCCACGACCACCGATTGCGCCGGGATCTGGTGAACGGTCTTAAACAACGCCCCCACGTGGTCGGCGTCGAATATATTAACGCTGCTGGTCAGGGTTTTTCCGGTTCCGGTAACGTCCGATACGGTCATCGTGTTGGCTGCGGTGACGTTGCTGGGCATGAACGGGCCGTTCTTGAAATCCAGCGTGGTCAGCGTCCATTGCGCGTGATCGGTTCGGGTAAGCTTTTGAATGGCGTGATCCGGGTGGAATAGATAAAGGATATCCGCGCTCTGGGTAAATTTCACGCTGGCCAAGTCGGCTTCGGAATACGGGTTGCTGATCTCGTAGATCGTTCCCGCCGTCCAATAGGTTGGCGAAGAAGCTGGCGTGTGGCCCGTGCCGGCTTGAATGCAGCGATACGCCACGCTGCTGCTGATCACCCAATCGTCGACGTTGTAGGCCGTTCCTGCCCCGTATGTGGGGATTCCGTTGGCGGCGGTTGCGGCGATAGCCCCGCGATCCATATAGAATCTAAAATATCCGGCCCCGATCTCGATCACATACGCTTGATCCGTGGAAAACTCGAACGGTATCACGCGGGTTTTTTTGCTCGAATCCTTAACCGCAGCGACATACTTCGTTCCCGGGCGATTGCTGGCCCCGCCGTGCGGGTGAACGAATATATTCCGGGCGGTCTTTAATCCCGAGGCGTATTTTTGCAGGTCGATCCGAGCGTATAACGAGGGGGCAAATTCGCCCCCGGCGAACGTCATCTGAATGTGATGAGTTGGCATGGTTTATCCTCTGGCGTCTATATACGAGGACGTGGGTTCCGGTTGGGCCGTTCCCTCGTTCTTGTTTTGCGCCTTGGCTTTCGCGATCAGGGAATTATATATATTCATCATGCTGATCGCCAACTGGGTATTTTTTGTTAATGGCTGGGCGAGCATTCCCGCCAGCTTATAAGTCACCGCTTCGACAAACGCCGGGGAATACAGGGTTTCGTCAGACACCGTCGATACGTAACGCAGGTAGGCGGTTTCCACGTTCGTGGCAATTGCTTTTACGTGCGTTAATGGGGCGACGATGATCTCGAAGTCGTTAATCGGGGAATCCTTATCGAATTCTGCCTCCAGCACTTTTAACGGGTTCAGGCAGTTGGCGGGATAAGCGTAGACATAATCCCAGCCGGGGATTGTTTCTCCGCTGATCAGGGCCAGCGCTTCGATTTTGGTAGCAAAGTTCCAGTCGTGTTCGGATAACACCGCGTCGATTGCCGGCTGCCAAACGATCGCGCAGCGCCGGGCGGCTTCCGATAATTCCGATACGGAGGTAATAGATCGCACCCCGATATTGTTTAACGCGAGATTGCATATTTCAACCTTGGTGGACATTGTTCCCTCCTATGGAAAAAGGGGAGGAGGTTGCCCCCCTCCCCTTGTGATCAGCACCCAAGAGTTCCCCGCTCCGTTACGACATCCCCTGCTTCCGGCTTCTCGCCGGCCTTCAAGGGGCGGAACGAGTATTCTGGCGGGATCGGGTCGGTCTTGGATACGGAGACGATCTCTCCCTTGTTCCAATACCTTCCCTGATACCCGAAGCTATCAACCGTGGCTAAAAACTTTGCCATGGTTTAGCTTAACGCGTCTACGTCCTTGACGAGGAACGCGTCGATCGCACCGGCGGTGAAAGCCGCCGATTCGGTGTAGTAGGTTGCCAGATACTGCAAGGTTCCTTTGGGAACGCGAACCTTCGCGAGTATGGCATTCGCGGTCAAAGCCGACTGCGCAATCGCAGGACTCGACCACAACACGACCGGGCCACTCATGGCTTCGGCCGCGCTGGTGCGCAGATCAACGGTCAGGGTCGAGGCGTCGCCACTCGAATCAAAAGTGGTGGCTACCCGAACGACGAGCCAGAGGGCTTCGTCGGCATCGCCGGCGGCTCCCTGATTTACGACGTTCTCGGAAATCACGGACGAACCCCTGATCGTTTGGGCGTTAGAAAAAACCAAATCCTTATCTTTATACATGATCGTTCTCCTTTCCTTTTATTTGACTACAATGATTCCCAGCCACGGCGTCGCTTATTAGGCAATAACCGCTTCAGTTGACAACAGGGCGTCGGTTCTGCGAACCGGAACACCAGAGAAGTCGAGGACGTGCTTTCCGCCCACTTCGCTCTGGTTCAACCAGACGTTCGCCTTGTTGTTGATCTGCCGGCGCAGATAAGACTTCACAGTCTTATTGCAATAGAACACCGGCGTCCCGAGTTGCAGACTTGGCGGGAGCTCCAAAGCCTGTGACATCAGGTCGATCAGTTTGGAGCCTGAAGCCGCGTCCGCGACCAAGGCCGAGACCTTGATGTTCGCGATCCGGACGACATAGCGCCAATCGCGCACCGTGAGACCGATGTCCCACTTGTAGTGCGTGCGGTAGCCCTGATATTTGCCACCGGAGACGTCCAGCAAGGTTTGTTCGCCGAGATCCTCGTGAACCAACCCGGCTTTCGAACCTTTGGGGAAAATACCGTGGGCGGTGTTCGGCCCCCAGACAACCAGCCAAATGCTGGTGCAAGCGTCGGAGTTTGATCCGTCCGCCTTGATTACGTTGCTGCCACTCCCGGTCGCGGCGTAGGCAGGATACCGGCAGGACAGACCGTTGAACCGTTCCGGGTTCACGGTGGTGTCGCCGTAGAACAGGGTCGTGGCCATGGACTCGTTCATCGATTCCAAGAACGCCCGATCCTCTGACAGCCGGAATTCTCCGCTGTTGTTATTGAGGTCGGCCAAGGACTTATCGATCTCCGCGTATGCTTCCAGCATACCGCAGGTATCGACCACCTGCTTGGTGGTGGATTTTGACGGCTGAACACCGTAGTTCAGCTGACGCCAAGTCGCAGACGGTAACCCGGTTCGCACCGTGGTTTTATGCCCGGTCTGCAGGTTGCCTTCGATGAACGGCAAGTCGGTCAGGATCTCGTTGGTCTGGTTCAGGAGCTCCGCGATCGCGTCGATTTTGCCGTTCGGGTCAAGACGCTTCGCATAATCCAACAGGGTCAATTTCGTTCCGATTGTAGACATGATATTTCTCCTTTCTTAAAATTTGATTCCGAGACTACTTCTTCTCCGGGTATAACCGGGCTGCGAAGGACTTCTCCCCTCCGCTATTCGGGCCGGTGACGATCTTATCCTCGGTGATTTTCTCCCCGATCCTAATAAAGAATTTCACCATTTCCGGGTGATTGCCAAGCCCGGATTCGTTAAGAAGCGTCGCCAGTTCGGGACTACCAAACGCCACCTTTGTCTTGGCTGCAACGGCCAACTTCTTGTCCGCGTCAACGCCGAGGGCTTTGATGGTTTGGTCCTTCCAAGCCTTGACGGTCTGACTGAACGATTCGAGTTGGGCTTTGCCTTGCCGAACAACAAAGTCTGATTGCATATCAACCAGCTTTTGAGCCTGTTCCTGCGAGAGGTTAAGCTCTTTCGCCAGCACCACAAACTTGTCGCTTGTAGCGGTGTCGAGAGTCAGTCCCTCCGGCATTTTGAACGGCTCATACTTCTCGGGAGCACCCTTTGGCGCCTTGGCTGCGTCGATGGCTGCTTTATCTGCGTCGGCAATAGCAGCGGCGATCTCCTCTGCCGTTTTGCCTTCCGTGGTCAACTTCGCGGTGATCTCCGCGTCCCGGGTAACCTTGGCTGCTTCCAGCGCCGCTTGATTCGCGGCCGCGGTTTCCGCAGCGATTTGCTCCGGGGTCTTGGCAGCTTGCTGTTGCCCCCCACCATTTGCGTTCTGATCACCCGTTCCACCGTCACCTGCTCCTGCGCCTGTAGTGTTGCTGTCAGCGCCGAGTATGGTATTCACGTCATCCATGACTTGCCTCCTTGTTCTTTTCTGCGGCCTGTTCCGAGGCTTTATTGGAGATAAATTCCCGCTGCATTTGGGTAAACGCTTCGGGCTTGCTCTCCATAATGTCCTTCAGAATCAATAGGCCGATATTCCGTTGGCCCTCATTGTAGAACGTTTGACTGTTGCCTGTAAAGGAGTTTCTAAAAACTCCGCAGGCCGCCAACATTCTCCAGATAAGCCGTCGACCCTCGGGACGTTCGAGGACGAGTTTTAGATCGTCCAACTCCTTGTCCCGCAGCTTCTTCTGGCGGTCGTTAAACTTCTGTCGTTCACCGTCGTCGTCGAATATATCAAAGAGTTCATTTATCTCCATCATTGCTGGTCACCCATTTTGATACCCATGTTCTTGCCGATCTGATCCAAGGCGCTGTTCTGACCCAACTTGGTATCGGACAGGGTCTTGGCCCCGGCGACCATATTCTGCATGGTGATCGCTTTCTGCTGCGCGGCGACCTGATCGGCCCGGGATTGGCGGATCACGGCGACGTCCTCTTTGGATCTGATTATTTTCGGAGGCACGCCCATCATGTCGGCATACTCTTGGATTGTTTCGTCAACGTTGATCATATCGGCCGCTTCAGGAATCACGGCGGCGATATTCTGGGCAAACGTTACGGTCTGGGCGATCGAGGCGGTTCCCACCATTTTCTGCGCTTGGGCGAGCATGGAGATATATTCGACTTTCATTTCCATGCCCTGCAACTCTTCCGGGGGCATGGGGATCAAACCCTTGGCCAGCATAATGCTGAACGTTCGATCGATCAGGGGATCGAGCAGTTCGGATTCCAAGCGCTCCAGCACCGGGCCGAGCATAAGCAGTTTCTCTTCGTGGCGCTCCACGATCTCGCGAGCGGTGGTGTTGGGCTGATCCAGCTGGCTGATCATCAGGAAAAGATCGCTGTAATAGCCTTCGGATATATCCCGCTTGGTCTGCTGGATCGTCGCTTCGAGTTCGGCGATATTAGGATTAACCTGATAGGTTGCCGATACCCCGGCGTCGGCTCCACCGGAAGCGAACCGCGTGATTCCACCGGGCAGGAGGTTGGCGTCACCCATCGTATCGCCCTTGATCTGCACCGGCGGATTGGTTAACTTATCGAGCGCGATCAACTTGTTGCGCTGCATTTTTTGCAGCATTTTGGCATCGCCCAAGACTTCCCAGCCCGGACCGCGGCCGTAAACGTCAGCGCTAACAACGTCCCAGCGCGGGCAAAGGATTGGAAAGCCACGGAAGCCACCCTTGCGGAGGAACGCTTCTTCTTGACTCCCTTCTTCCCAATACAGCGATTCGAAGTTCATATTCTCTTTATCGATCTTGGAAGTATCTCGGTCGCTGTTGGGCTGGATCAGGTGGCAGACCTTTACCCATTGGTCGAGGGATTTTCCTTTGAACGCGTTCTGCGTGGATACGCTGCAGTTCTCCAAGCCAAACTCTTCGACGAGCTGGGCGATCGTGTAATAGAATTGACGGCCGAAGGTGTTAACTCTACCGTCCGGGCCGGTTCCCAGCCAATACTCTCCGATCGTGAAGTTCTGCCCCCGGATCACATCAACCACGTCCTCGACGATCGCGGTGGAAGCCGTGCCAAAGGTTCCAAGTTCTTGATACGTGCTGTGCAGCACGCCGTAAATATTCGACTTCGAATATACGCCCATCATCCGCTCTTGCACGGTGTCCAGCCAGATCTTGACCGCTTCGATTTCTAACATATCCGCGTCGGCTAATCCAAGCTTAAACCACGGCCGGGAAGGAGAGGTCAGTCCGGATGTCATACCAGCGGCAAGAATACGTGCGGCGCGTCCGGGCATACCGTCCAGCATAACCTTGTGATCGATCGCCTTCCCTTGGTTGGGCTGATCGTCGAACGATCCCCGGCTGGGCAGGATATACTTTTTCAAGTCCTGCCACGCGGGTTTCCAGTTGTTCCCCTCGTTGCGAATAGCGGTTAGCCGGCGAACGGCATCTGATTTTTTCATCTTATAACCCCAGCTTGGCTTTCATGCCAAGCGCAAGCGTCGAAGCACCAACGGTCGGGAGAATGGTTTGTGCGGGATCGGTGATGCCGCGCGGACCGGTCTTGATCGTCGAAGCCAATCCCCGACGCAAAGCAGCAAGCCGCTTCTTCCGCTGCGACTCCGTGTAGGTCGCGTTGGGATCGCCAATATAGTTCGGGTCGTTGGGATCGGTTGACGATGGTTTGCCTATTGGGCCGTCATCGCCACCGCCGGTTTCAGGAGCGGCGACTGGCGCGCTTCCCGGAGCTGGAGAAGGTTTCCACCCTAACGCTGGATCTTTTTCGGGATCGCCAGTCCATTTATACTGGTTATTATCAGGATTAGTTACAACAAACCCGGGCTTTGCGGGATCGAGGCTAATCCCCGCACCGGGAGCTGCAGGCGCTGTATCAACAAACCCAGTCCCCCCCGGATTAGAATATATTGGGGTTATTGGCTTGCTCGGCCCCATATAGTTAGCACCTGATCCATTTGCGGCGGAACCATTTGCCGCTGGGGTTGATTTGGCCGTGGAGGTTGTAATTGCAGGCAACTTAATATTCGTGACTGGCACTCCGCACATAATTATTACCTCCGTGACTTGATTAAATAATTATAGCAGGGGTGTCAAATATCAATCTGCGGGCATAAACCTCAAGATCCGCCGGTTGTCACCAATGATCTTTTTATTGCGCCGCAATTCCCGGTTATAGCACTTCCGGCAGAACACCGTGCGCTTGTATGTGACCTCGCCGCAGTCGCAGATATGATCCTTTTCGATCTCGTTTAATATCTTTTTTCCACCACGTCTGAATCTCATATTCCCTCCTATCCTAAAACGTCGTAATCCGTTTTGTAAGTTGTGGTCTGCGCGCTTTGCAGGTTACGGTTGGGAACCACCGGGGCCGCAAAGGTTAAGGCCAGCGCGTCCGCGGTGTCCGGGGATCGGCCCAGCCGCTCTTTGATCGCGTCTTTGCTTTCCAGCCGGATTCGATTGGCGCTGTCGTATTCGTAAGTCGGGGTGACGAGGTCGGCTTTCAGCGCGGGGACGTCCGGGATCGCACCACCAGCCGTTAACCACTCGGACATATCCCACCACATTTCCGTGCGCTTGTTAACGAAGCGGGCTGGCTCCTTGGCTTGGCCGCCGAAGTTCACTTCGATCACCCGATAACCGAGTTGCCTGCAGCGATCGATCACCCCCGATCCAGCACCGGCGTCGATGAAGCACGCGTCGGCCTTGAAGTCGTCGATCTCATCGATCACCCGGGAAGCGCCGGTCATATTGTCGATGTTCTTAAACACCTTCGGGGTGAAAGCTTGCAGCCCCTGCCTGCGAATGATCACGAATTTATCAGATCCGAAGCGGGCGGGGTCTACGCCAATGATCCGGGGGGCGCCTTGGATCTCCGCGGGGATGATAACCTTGGCAGCCGCTTCGCTCACCACATCGATCATAATCAGCACGTTGTCAGCGGAGGCGGTGAAGTCGCAGAGCATTTCCTGCCGATACGCGGATTCCGGCATAGTCTTTTTCGCGAGTTCGAGTTCCTCGGGGGACAGCACCCCGGTTTCGCTGGCCCGATATATACACGTCCACCAATCCGGGTTCCCGGCGTTCATCTCCTTGAGCGCCTGCTGATAGACCTCGAGGAATTGGTTCTGCCCCTTGGGTGTTCCCATGAACATCACCCAGCCGTTGCGATCCAGCAGCGCCGGGAATATGATCTCCGTGAACACTTCCTTTTTGATCTGGGCGTATTCGTCGAATATAACCCCGTCATAATACGGGCCGCGCAGGGCGTCCGCGTTATCCGCGCCAAACAACCTAATACTGGCTCCCACTCCCGGGAGGGTGACTGATAGGTCGGATTCATTGGCTACGTGGCCCGGGATAGGCCCAACGTAGCGTTTCAGGTAGTTCCACGCGATCGTCTTGGCTTGGTTGCGGAAAGGGGCTATAAACGCATACCGCGGCTCCCACAGGCGATTCTGGGCGGCCTTCTTGATAACGTGGTTGATCGCCATCACCGTTTTACCGCAACGGCGGTGGCAAACAATCACGTTGAAGCGGTGGGATTCAATCTGCGGGTGAATGATCGTTTGAGGAGGACGCGGGCGATACGGGATCACAATTCTCCGGGCATTGGGTGTCCATAGTTTACTCATCGACCACCTCCGCGGGCAACGTTGGGGGCGTTGGCTCTTCGGCTGGCACGACTTGTTGGGGTTCTTCCCCTTCCCAGCATAGGATCATCGGTCCGGTTTCCCCGGTGTCCGCTTGAAGCTTCTGCGGAACCTTGCCATCGATCCGCTCGATCAAAGTATTAAAAGCCGTAACGTTCCCTTCCGAAGCTGCTTTAACCATAGCCAAGGTTATCATTTCCCTCACGGTCATCTTGGCTCCAAACTTCTTGGTCAACGGGTGCTTATCCAGCTGGATCTTGGTGTTTAACACCTTTTTGATGATCGTGGCGGTGTTCTTTACCCCCTTGGTTCGCCCCTTGGGATTGCGAATCTCCCCGGGTTTTGCGGGAATTAGGTTCCCTTCGTTAGCCAACTTTTCTATTCTCCTTCTTATCAAACGCCTTGTGGCACTTAGAACAAAGTCTCACCCAATCAGAAAGCACTCTCTTGTATTCATGATTTATACAAGCCCATTCATATTTCGGCTTTGTTGTTGATCCGCAAATATCACATTTTTTTGGTTTACCCAAAATATTATTAATCCATTTATGGACGGCAGAATAACTGGCGCGCGTCCCCTTCCACCCCGGATGAGAATCCCCAGTTCGTTTTCCTACATAGTCTTTATTGCGACAATAAATAGAACAATACTTTTTTGTTTGGCTTTTCCACGCCAGAAAAGCCCCTCCGCACCATAAGCACTTTCGCTCGTCCTTTGGCGATCTTATAGCCCAACACTTCTTACTGCAATACTTTTGCTTTGCATTATGCCAGTCCTTAACCGCCCGGAACGACTCATGACAAATCGGACAGACCTTTTCTTTTGCTTTCCACAAGTGAGGGTTAACACTCCCTTTTCTCATTTCAAGAATTCCTTGTGATCCATTTTTTTCCCGTTTCTTATAACTGAAATGTCGTCCTCCTTGCCATTATTAATCATAAATTCGATCCATCTTTTAACTTCAACGTCGATGTAGTGGGGATCTAATTCACACCCATAACAACGACGGCCAGTTTTCTCCGCAGCAATAAGGGTTGATCCGCTTCCGAGGAAGAGGTCGAGGACGATCGAGCCGGGGGCGGAGGAGTTGAGCAGGGACTTCTCGATCAGTTCGATGGGCTTGGTCGTGGGGTGGAGTTCGGACACGCTGGGCCGCGCGATCTCCCAGACGTCGTCTTGTTTGCGGTCCTTGAGCGGGAACAGCCGGGGCGCTTCGCCGTTCCAGCCGTACCAGATCGGTTCGTATCTCGTGTGGTAGTCTTTGCGCGAGAGGACGAGCCGGTCCTTGGCCCAAATGATCGTGGACGACCAATGGAAGTGGTTTTCGCGCAACGCCCGGTCAACCGTGGGCCACTCCTGCGCGGACATCACGAGGTAGATCATCGCCCCGGGCTTGGACGCGAGGAACAGTTGGCCGGCGAAGTCATCGCAGAAGTGTTCCCAATCGGGGGCGCTCTTCTTATCGTTCAGGATCGTCCGGTCGGCCCGGTAGTGACCGTCGTTATCATCCGCCCCGTAGTTAACATTCCACGGAGGATCGGTCCAGATAATATCGGCCCGCTCTTCGCCCATCAGCTTTTCTACGTCATCGATCTGGCAGGAATCCCCGCAGACCAAACGATGAGCGCCGAGTTCGTAGATATCTCCCAGCACGCTGATCGGCTGCGCCGCGTCCGGGATCGTGTTCTCCCCTACGGAGGAACCAAAGCTTTCGATCTCCAGCCCCCCCACCAGTTCCTCTTCCGTAAACCCCCACTTGAGGAGGTCGTCTTTATCGAAGTTGTTGGCCAGCATCTCCCAATTCCACTCCCCGGAGTTCCGGTTCAAACGGATATTAAACTCGCGCTCGGCTTCCAAGGGGAGGGACACGAACACCACGGGAACGGTCTTGCCCCCCATTTCCTGCCAGACCCGGGTTCTCATGTGACCCCCAATGATCACGTTCGGCCGGTCGGGGTGCTGGTTTACGATAATCGGATCGACAAACCCGAATTGGGTTAAGGACTCCCGCAGGTGCGCGCCTTCTTCTTTGGTCAGGGTTCGGGGATTATAGTCCGCGAACGAGAGGGTGGAGATATCAACCTCTTGGATCTCCTTCGCGAAGTTAATATTTGTTATCCCTGATTTTTTAACCATGTTTACTTTCCTTTTGCAGAGAGGGGGGCGTCCGCTCAGACCCCCCCCCATGCTTTTATTTTACCACGTCATACAACTGGCCCATCACCAAAGCACCGTAGTTCTTGTGAACCACCTTCCTGATCATCACCACCTCTTCCGGGGTCAGTTCCAAGGTTTCGGCGTTAATGATCTTATGCGCCAACCGGTAGCGCTCCATTTTGGTGTCCGCGGATATATTCTGCTCGTCCGGGTATTGCCCCAGCAGAGACATCGCGCACGCCGCGCCGATCGTCGCCTCCTTCCCGCCGGCGTCCTTAATCGGAACCCCGTTGATATCCACCAGAGATTGTTTGAAATTGATCTCGCTCATTTTTTCACCTCCTTTATTTTTCCAGTTCACCACACACAACAACGACCACGCCATGCAAAACGCAATATAACCAAAAAATGCCAAAAGAATGCATTGTGCAATATTTATTTTTTTGCGTCCCGAATAATCTTACCAACGATAAAAAACGAGATTATCATTCCCACGATAGACGATACCAACCAGATCCCAATCAATATCATAACAATTTTTGCTGCTGCCTCCATAATCCACCTCCTTACTGAATGCTGTTTTCCGGGAGCCCACGAAGCTTGCGCAACCGCGCCCGGGCCTCATCGAAGGACACCGTCTGCCGCTGCTCGTGCATATTCTCCAGCGCCTGCAGCCGGGCCGCCAGCTTACTGATCCGCCCTTTGATATTGCGAACGGAAAGCTGGAAGTCCTCCTCGTCCTCGATCATGAAGAATCCCTTCTCCGGGTGCGACCCCAGATATCCGGCCCCAGAAGACACCAACTCCGAATACAATTCCCTGACCTCGGTCGCCGCCATCCCCATCCGCGAAGCCAACTCCTGATTGCTTACCGCGCGATCCCGGCCCCGGTGATTCTTCATGATATCCAACAAACACTCTTTTTCGGTCATCGCTGCTTCGTTCATCGCTCCCTCCCTTTATTTACTGCCGGGGCTGGCGGTGAGCTGCCACTTCGTCCCCGAAGGACACCAACCCCAGCATATTCAGCGTGGCGATCTCCCAGATTTGTGAATTACTCATCTCTCCCCTCCGTTATATTTGGTCATCGGGGTTTTCTCCTGTTTTCCCATCCGCTTTTTGGTGATGGTTTTGATAACCCGTATCACTTCAGACCCCGGTAAAACTCCGCCGCTTCGGGATCGACGAACACCTTCTCAATATCAAGATCGAACACCCGCGGAACCTGCGGGATCAAGACCCGTTTATCAAACGTATTCCATCCGTGGTTGATCGCGATGATCGTTTTTTTGCTGTCAAGTTGCACCATTGGTTCTGTAAATCCGTTGGTGAATGTCCGCTCTTCCGCGTTCTTTACGTTCTCGTTGAAGTTGTGGTCCGCGGCATACCCCCGCGTGTAAGCCATCGTCCCGGCCGTGGCGTGGTTGGCATCACGGAACCCGCTGTTGATAAACTTCCCGGTGTCGGTGAAATAGATCGGTATCGCGCTGCAGCCGGCGATCCTCTTCCCGCTTTTTTTGAGCATATCTACCGCGTGTTCCACCCGTTCCGGAGGGTAGAAGTCATCGTCATCAAAGCACACGATAAACTCCCCCCGAGCCATCGCGTTAAGGAAGTTGCGCTTGTTGCCGATCGACTTCTTCCGTTCCGATCTCCAGTATCTCAATCGCGGATCTCCCAATTGGAGAATGTCTTTTTTGATCGATTCGTCTCCGTCATCGTATATCAGGGTTTCGGTTTTTGCGTGATCAAAAGTCTGATACCCGATATATCGGAATAACATCGGCAGGAATTTCAGGCGATCACTTGTTGGAACGACTATGCTAACGACTGGATTATCCATACCGGCGATTCCTTTCCGCATCCGCGATAGAGTGGATTCTCCAAGCGGTTAACCACTCGAGGTGCCTTTGGCTCCATCGATCCTTTTTCGGACTGGGATATTCCCGCTGCTTTCTCTGCGGAGCAATATCCGGGAACCTCGTTATCGGTGGCCCATCGTTCGTTCGACAAATTAGAATCTCACTCAAATTTCCCATTTTACACCCCCGCATTTTCGATTACAGGCCCGTTACCCCCCCACGCCCGACCCGTTCCCCCTGGCAATCCCGGAAAACGCCACGTACACCCATAATTCTTTGACTGTGGCGATCGTAGGGGCTTCCATGACCCCTCTTTTTGCTTGTATTTTGGTTTATAACGATCATTCCTCCAAGAACCTCCCGATCTTTTTTAAGCCTTTTCTTAATTCTCCCATCCGGTTTTCCCTATTCGCGTTAGCGAATTCCGGGACGTTCCCTTTATCTTTAACTTCTTCTTTAACTTTAACTTTATCTTTAACTTCAGCGGCACGGATTCGTAACGGGTGCGTTACGGGTTCGTTACGGGGAGGGAAATCTATTCGTTTTTTGATATCATGTCGCAAAATTTGGAAGTCATCGAACCGGTCAACTTCCAAGTAATCCACATTGTTGACTGTGTAAATGTGGATAAGTCCCGATTTTTCGAGCGTTTCGAGTACGTTACGTATCCGTTCCGGACTCGTTTTCCTCATCGGCATACACGAATCTTTTACGGTATATGGATTGGCATGGAAGCGTCCTTCATCATCCGCGTTAACGAGAATTCGATAATAAAGACATTCAGCTTCGTAGGGAATACTTGATAGTTTTTCGCTCACGCAGATATTCTTGTGCAGCATCCGTTTTCCAGCCATCACCAACCTCCTTTAATAAAAGAAGCAGGGGCCTTGCGGCCCCCGCTCCACCCCAACAAGCCAGCGCTGATCTCTTGCGAAGACTGGCTGGTAATGCCGGGACATATTATTTCGATTGGTTTGCAAGAGATCATGGCAATCAGCTTATCAAATGCCAAACCGTTGTCAAGTCCTATTTTGAAATTTCTTTTAGCGACGACAAACTCTTTCATTTCATCATGACCAACGCCAAAGACAACAGACATGCCGATCCCCAATAAACAAAGTGCCACCACCCTCCGGTGAATAAATAAACGAGCGCCGCGCAACCATCGAGGATCACCAACAATATCGGGAACACTAATTGGATTTGCATAATTTCTCCTTTTCCTGCTCGAGGTATATTTTAACTAACCGCCGATCTCCACCCTTGCCAGTCGCCCGCATGGTCAGCGCTTGGAACGCCGGGCCGCCGATCAAACTCCGCCAGAACGTTTCCCGGTCTTCCGAGGTGTGTTCCTCCGGGCCGTGGCCGTGCATGAATTTGTAGTGGCACTCAAAGCACAGCATACACGAGTTATCCAGATCCCAGCGGACAGCCTTATTCGATCGAGATATAAAGTGTGCCCACTCGACCTTGAACCCCTGCGCCGCCGATCGCCCGCAGCGCCGGCAGGTCATTTTATCGCGGATTCGCACGATCGACCGGCACAGATCATCGAGAAACTTGATTGACGGCAGGGGAACGGCCCGGGCCAACACCATTTTTTTGCTGAACGGCAATAAGATCACAACTGAAGTCCCCATTTACGCTGATAATACTCGCTGTTCCTTTGCCGGAACCCGTTGTCTGGCATGTCCTTGATCGTTTGCGACCCCACGTGCCGCACGAATATCGTGGGAACCGCCCACATCTCGTATCCCGCAGCGCTCATCTCGTTGCAGAAATCGAAGTCCTCTCCCCAGCCGATCTCATACCGGGAGTCGAATTTGCCAATATGATCCAGCGCGTAGCGTAAAATATACCAGCACACCGCCGGGATCGGCTCCTCGAGTTTATACGGCTCGTGCCGGTGGGCCTGTTTATTGCGGCAGATAATTTCCCGGCAGCACTTTTCCGTCATCGGAACAACCACCCCAACGTTCGAATGCCGGTATATTGTGTCCCGTGATTTGCGGATCTTTTTGATGAAGTCTTTATCAACCTCGCAGTCGTTGTTGATAATGATCACATCGGCCCGGGGCCGGATCAGCGACAACCCAGCGTTCATTCCCCGAGCGAATCCATAGTTCCGATCCAACCGGGCCACGCTGTCGCTGGGATATAATGGCATATTCCCATGGATATCCGACCCGTTATCCACGTAAATAATCCGTTCGTTTTCCGATCGAGCCGAGTTCAAACTGGTAATACACTTCCGGGTCAGTTCCGGTTGGTTGTAGTTCAAAACGATGATATCGATCAGATCTCCGTTCATTTTTGCCCCCTTTGTCGTTTAAGTCGCTCCAGCGTAAACCCTTCGGAGATCACTTCCCGGTTCTTGATCCGGTCGTCCATATACCACTCCGGGTCGTAATTAAACGAATGCCCCTCTAAATACAACCCAATAAACGGATTCAGGCTGACGACATTGATCCCCTTGGCCCGCAGCACGTTGGCCGCCCGGATAAGTTCGGGTTGATAAATCATGTAATTGGGGAACGCGTTCTTTTCATAATATTCATTAAAGTTGCTGGCGTCATCGATTCCACCGCCGTCGATCCCGCACAAAATAATATTACTCGCCCCTAACAAAT